AGATAACGAAACTTGGGCAGTAGTGCCTCAAGGTAATGAAACTTGGACAGAGGTGGCTTAAATGGCTGACACTACTACCACAACCTATGGCTTAACCAAGCCTGAAGTCGGTGCTTCAGAAGATACTTGGGGTACTAAGCTCAATGATAACTTCGATACTATTGACGACATTCTTGATGGTACTACTGCGCTAAAGCGTGTTCGCAATGATATTGCTACACCTACAGTTGGGTCTACCACCACAATTAACTTTGCTGAAGCCAACCATCATGCTATCACTCTAAACCAGAGCACTACGCTTTCATTTAGTAACGTGTCTGCAGGTCAGCAAGGCGTTATTTTCGTGACGGAAAATGCCACTGGTGGTTACTCATTCACACTGCCTTCGGTTGCTAAAACGCCAAAGGGTGGCGCATCAATTGTCCAAGAGACAGGTGCTAATAAGCGTTCCATCATTAGCTACATGGTGCTTGATGCATCTAATGTATTGATCAACTACATTGGAGATTATGCGTAATGTTTGGTCTTCACTCTGGCATTTATAGCTTTAGTACAACTAAGTCTACGTCAAGAACGACTAGTAGAACTACGAGTCAGAGTACGACTACGACTTTTAATACTAGCCACTCTACGACTACGACATTTAATACGAGTAAGTCTACAACTACTACCTATAGCACTAGTAAGTCTACGACTACTACGTTTAGCACCAGTCACAGCACGACAACAACATATAATACTACTCGCGCTACGACGACCACTTACAATACTAGCCATAGTACAACTACGACTTATAGCACTAGCCGTAGTACAACAACCACATTTAATACGTCCTACACCACCAACTGGACAACAACAACGCCTGAATATTATTCCACAAGAAGCCCGCAATACTGGTGGCGTGTTGATGGTTATGGCTCATTCCAAGTAAGGTGGGCAGGGTCGTATGTTAATGGTCTTTGGCACAATGGTAATACCGCCACATCGTACACTTATGGTGGCTACACATATTATAGAGGCGCACACATTTCCAACTTTGAAAACTACAGGGTTAAGAGGGGTCCGGTAGCTGCGTCTAGGTCTACAACAAAATCAACTTCAAGATCTACGACTACGACCTATAATACAAGTAAGAGTACGACAACTACTTATAGTACCAGTCACAGCACAACTACTACGTTTAGCACTAGTAGAAGTACGACAACAACGTATAATACAACCAAGTCTACGACGACCACTTACAATACTAGTCACAGCACGACGACCACTTTTAGCACGTCTCGCGCTACGACTACGACCTATAGCACAAGCAGGTCTACGACGACAAGTTGGACGACAAGTTGGACGACGACATTCAATACAACAAACACAACGGATTATTATGGCTGAACTTAGAATGTTCGATAAAAAGAACATTAGAAAGCATATTCCACCGGAGCTTAAATACAGGGAGCGACTCTACGATCTTAAGGAAGTAGAGGAGTATTTTATTATTAAGTGTCGAAAGGCAGGTATTGAGTGGTCACATGACTGCACAGCCGAAGAGAATGCGCACTTTAAGACGCTAAATTACACGACTTATGCGGGTATGTTTATAATGCACCCGCTTCAGTTTAGTCTACAGATGTTCCAGATGTACGACGCAAAGGCTGACCGCATGGATGATGCAGGCCATATTGATTGGATAAGGGGTAATCTTAAATCCAACCAGATGTCTAAGTACACCAAGGACGACGGTAGAGAGTTTGAATGTAAGGAGTACAAGCCGTTTACGCATATAGCTGTACTGGCGGGATCTAACAAATTCCATCAGCACACATCAAGACGTAAATTCGACTTCATTTGTGATAGATATCGCAGTAAGCTCCTGATTAAGCCACACCCGATAAGCAACGATGGAATTCTTAATGAGATCCGTGAAAGTAAGGGTATGGCACAGATGGCTAGTAATGAGGATGATCTCTACACACTGATAGGGAAGGCTGAAACTGTGTTTACTACACACATCAGCGAGACGGCATTGACCTCTCTTGTGTTAGGAAAAAAGGTCAGCCCGCTTGATCCTCAGCAGTCTAGGTTGATTGGTGCGTTTTCACACATCAACCACTTCTGTTTTACGGAAGATCAGCCATTAGAGGTTATAGGCTCGATCCTTGCATCACCGAAGTCAGGCATTGTACATCCTGCCGTTGATGGTGACTGGAAGGGTAAGATAGACGACTACTTTGACTACATAATGGGTAAGCGTAAGATTCAAAAAAATCACTACTTCGAGTAGTAACCAAAAAATAGGTGTTTTATGAATATTATTGAAAGTTTTGAAATTCTAAAAATCAGCATTGTGCCCAATACTGACAATGTTGCATTAGTTCACTGGAAGCGCACATTAAGAGATCAAGATACTGGACTTGAATCACTAAGCGTTGGTGAGACAATCACCGAGGGTAAAGAAGGTGAAGTGTATATTCCATTAGAAAGCATTACTGATAGTGATATCAGGGGTTGGGTAATGGATGCTGAGGGTAATAACTGGCAAGCAATGAAGGATCATATGCTGTCTGATATTGCCTATAAAGTTAAAAAGTCTACATATGTTACGCACCAAGTCCGTGACGGGTATGTAGAGACTTTCGGTGCGGAAGTTCAGAATGCCTAATAAACATGAATTAGGCTACTTTGGAAATATTTGGGTAAGGCAAAACACACTTAATCCAAATGAAGTAATGCGAGGTCACCAACATAAGTTTGACCACGTTAGCCTTCTTGTTTCAGGGGTGGCAGAGGTCTGTATTGAAGGTGAGGCACCTAAAACCTTTCATGCCCCTACGTTTATTGTCATACGCAAAGATAAAAACCATATATTTAAAGCTGTAGGCGGTCCAGTGACGTGGTACTGCGTATTTGCCCTTAGAGATATCAATGGCGAAGTGGTGACTGATATGTTTTCTTCAGAGAATGATCCTATGTCAGCAGGTAGGGTTGATGATGGGTATTGGGCGAGCGATGATGATATAAATAAGCTAGACTCAGCTACGACAGAAGAGGTATCTGAGGTACAATAGCTGAAATACGCTTAATTCATTGGAGTAGTCATGGCGCTAATCCCACTACAATTTCCTGCGGGTATCTACCGTAACGGCACTGACTTCCAGTCTAGTGGACGCTGGCGCGATTCCCATCTAGTACGATGGATAGATAACACTATTCGCCCCGTCGGCGGTTGGACTCCGTTCACCACAGATGAGGGTGACGATCCTATGCGTGGCGCTATCTCGTGGAAGGATAATGATGGAGAACGATATCTTGTTGCAGGTAATGCAACACAGTTAGTCACCTACTTGGATGACGGCACACTAAAAGATATCACACCTGCCGGTCTTACTGCCGGTAATGCTGATGGCTCACTTAACTCAGGCTTTGGCGGTTCATACTACGGATCTAGCTACTACGGTACGGAGCGTAACGAGGCCAACTCAACAATCCCAGCCACCACTTGGACGCTTGATACGTGGGGTGAATACCTACTCGCCTGCTCTACTGCTGACGGCAAGATCTACGAGTGGCAACTGGACCGATCTACTCCAACTGTTGCGGCTCAAGTAACTAATGCACCGGTAGATAACCGTGGTGTGTTTGTTACCGAAGAGCGCTTTGTCTTTGCGCTTGGTGCTGGCGGTAATCCTCGCAAGATCTCTTGGTCCGATCGTGAAGATAATACGACATGGACTCCACTCGCCACCAATGAGGCTGGTGATATCGAGATCCAGACCGGCGGTGAGATTGAGTGTGCTCATAAGGTGCAAGGCCAGACTATAATCATTACTACCCAAGACGCACACGTTGCCACATATATCGGCGGTCAGTTCGTGTACGGCTTCGAGCGTGTTGGTAGCTATTGCGGAATCATCGCTCCGCTTGCAGGCATCTCTGTTCAAGCTGGCTGTTTCTGGATGGGAGATAAGAACTTCTACGCTTACACTGGCGGTGGTGTTCAGGAGCTGTCATCCACTGTCGATGATTATGTGTTTGCCAATATTAACCGATCACAGCGCTCTAAGATCTGTGCTGTATCTAATAAGCAGTACAACGAGATCTGGTGGTTCTACCCATCATCCAGCGCTACTGAGAATGACTCTTATGTGGTGTACAACTACAAAGAGAATACATGGTTTACCGGCTACATGGGTCGTACCTGTGGTACTGATCTTGGCGCATACAAACACCCAATGTTCTTCTGCTCAGAAACTTGCCGACCATTTATTCATGAGTTCGGTTTTGACTATGGAAACCTAGAGGCACCTTGGGCAGAGTCTGGCCCTATCAGCTTAGGCAATGGCGATAACGTCATGGTGGCGACTGATCTAATACCAGATGAATCAACACAGGGCGATGTGACTGCTACGTTTAAGACTCGCTTCTATCCTAACGACACTGAGCGAGAGTACGGTCCATACAGTATGTCTAACCCAACATCAGTACGCTTTACAGGCCGTCAAGTCCGTATGCGTATCGATACTGCTAGACTGTCTGATTGGCGTGTAGGCACAAACCGACTAGAAGTTAAAGCCGGTGGTCGCCGATGAGTTCTCCCAAGCCGTTCGGTCAAAACTGGGTTGTGTGGGGTAATCGTCTCACTCAATACCTAGACACTATCCGTAGTGCGCTTGTGTGGCGTAGGGGTGAGACTAGGGCATCAGAGGACGGCATCCTATTATGGGACAATGAGCACAAAGAGCCTGTTATCTCTATTGATGGCGTATATCGCCCGCTAGTCATTCAGGATGGCTCAGGCATGGCGTACAGCAATACCACTATGACAGCGGCGGCCACTAACACTGCATACGAGATAGAGTGGGATGGTATCGCTAATGCTGACGGTATTACACTAGAGAACGACACAGAGATACACTTTAATGACGGTGGTCTTTATGTGCTAGCATTCTCTGTCCAATTAGAATCTGGTAGTTCAAGCCTAAAGAATGCATGGTTCTGGCCTGCGATTAACGGTGTAGATACTGCGGGTTCAACAATCAAAGTTAGCATAAGTGATAACGGTGGGACGATTGTAATGAGTCGTTCAGCACTATTCAGCGTATCAGCAGGTGATTACCTTGAAGCCAAGTGGGCAGTTGATAGCACTGACTTGACGCTAGAGGCTCACGCGGCTGAGTCATTCTGCCCTGCCTCACCGTCTGTAACGCTCTCTGTAGCGAGGATTCACCAGTAATGCATGATGACTTAATCCGATGTAGAAAATGGATTGAGGCGGCTCTCAAGCACTCTGGTGATACACATGACTTTGTACATATTGTTGATGGACTGATTGAAGGTAATTTTCAGTTCTGGTCCAACGAGAAATGCTGTGTTATCACAGAAGTAATCGACTATCCTAAGAAGAGAGTTTTACATATCTTCTTGGCTGGTGGTAAGTTATCCCATATTCGCGCTTTAGAAGAAAAAGCGGTAGAATGGGCTAAATCAATAGGTTGTAGTGCCTTCACGCTCACAGGCCGTAAAGGCTGGGAAAAGGCTCTAAAGAATGACGGTTGGGATTATGCCCATACCAGTATGATTAAGAGGATTTAATTATGAGTAGTGGCGGTGGTACTACTACACAGGTAACTCAAACTGAGTTGCCATCATGGCTTCAAGATGCGGCTCAGTCTAACTTAGCTCGCGCTGATTATGTTTCACAGCTTGGCTATGTTCCCCAATACGGTCTAGATGTTGCAGGCTTTACTCCAATGCAGACATCGGCAATGCAGAATACTGCTGATGCGGCTTCGGCGTTTGGTCTATCGGCACCGACTAATGCAATGGCTGGTATGCCTGCACAGCAGACTAACAACCTCGGCTTCTCTGGTTACAGCTCTGGCGCTCTATACGATGACGCTCTGGCACAGCTACAGGCTAACCGCCCTGCACAGTATGACGCGATCAACTCAATGTTCATTGATCCTACATCTGGCGAGTCAAATGTTGCGTTTACTCCAGTTGGTTCAATCTCAAACACTGGTGTATCAGACACAGTAAACCAGATGGTTGATTACGCTGGTGATAGCGACTGGAAAGGTGACGGTGCTGGTGCATTTAACTTCAACCAAACACTGCAAAGCCTAGCTGACGCTCCTAGCTGGTTAAGCCTACTGCCTATCGTTGGTGGAGCTAAAATGCTTGCTACTCAGTATGTAAATGATCAGGCTCGCGATAAGGCTTCTAACTTTGCATACACCGGTCGAGGTATTAGTGACAACGGTAATAACTACGTCTCAAGCTGGGGTGATTCTTACGATCTAACAGCTAACCCGTATGGTGGATCTCGTACAGCAGATCAGATGGCTA